CTTTTGCGCCTCGACCAATCGATTAAGAACAGCGTTGAATTGGTTTTGATCGATCTTTTTGTCCTTCAGATCTTTTCGAGCTTTGTGAACTTCGGTCAGCGTTTCATTAAGTGCTTGTTCTCCGCCCTTGACCATACCGTCTTGATCTTTTGCGCCAGACTTTACAAATTGATCTCGCATTTGGCTAAGATCAATCATGTTTTTGAGCATTTCTTTTTCTGTCGATCTTCCTTCCATGACGGCAGCCGGTTCTTTAAATCCGGCTTGCTTGTCGGCTTCTTCAAGTTTTGTTATTTCATCAATTTTGCTTTGCAATTTTGCTTTCATAACTTTTGGATCAGGAAGGATTCCAAGCAACCGCTCTTGCACGGCTTTATTCATGCCAACGGCTTCGATGTTAATTAGATTGTTGACCTTGTCTTTTGCAGCTCTTTCTTTTTTTGCCGAATCCTCAATTTGTTTTGTTGACCTAAAAAAGTTGGCAAAAAATGATCCAATGTCTTTGAGTGAACTGTTATTCGCTGTTGATTGATCGGCTATTGCGCCTTGCCTGGTTGCCGCGTCAATCATTGATTTAATGTACATTTCAATAAACGGGAGCATTTTTTCAAACGCTTGAGTCAATTTGTCAATATTTTTAATTAGCAACGATCCGATACTTTCGGCCATGCGTTTAAATAGTGGAGCCATTGTTTGCAGAATTGGGCGAAGCGTGTTGGCAAATTCCCGCACAACATTTGTGGCGACTTGAACAATTGGCATGAAGGCTTCGCCGAATACCGCCATCAAATCCCGCATAGCCAAATCAAACGCAACCATCGCCGCCGGATTGAGCGTTTCAACCGCTCCACGGATCTGGCCGATGAGTCCTGGTATCGCCTCAAGCGGATTGACCAGCACGTTTTCAATAGTTTTTGTTACCGACTTGAATGCGTTTTGTACTGCGTTCTGTGGTGTTTTGGCTGATTTTGCCGATATGCCAATAACCGCAATAGCCGCCGCAATCGCATCCGCTACCATTTCCATTTGTTCGGCAACCATATCGAGCGGAATCATGAATGCTTCAAGCACACTTGATATCGCATCGACAATTTTGCCCAACATTTTGAACGGCATTAAAACAATTGTCAGTAATTTGCCCAATAACTTTAGCGCAACCATTATCGGGCTGATTGCGATGGCCAGTTTTAGTAATCCGGCAACCGCATTGGCGATCGGCTCGAGCATGTCTCCAATGGCCTTGAAAACCGCATCCAGCGGCGCAACAGCAACCGCCACGGCTTTGGCCACCTCAGCCATCAATCGAGCTTGCAGGGCCAATCCTGTAAAGGCCTTGCCCAATCCGCCGATCGATTCCATCAACGCGCCCAATCCGCCGGTTGGAACTGGTGCGGCCGTTGCTGGTATTGCTGGTTTTGCGGCGGTTGGAACTGGTGCGGCCGTTGGTGCAGAGGTTTTTGGTGCGGCCGATGGCGTGACCGTCTTGACTCCATTGATTGCGTTGCTGACGGCTTGCAACATCGATGTATAGTGGTCGAGAGCGGCGATAAGCGGCTGAAGACCGCCGCCTCCGCCGCCCATACCGCCAGCCATCATGTCAATTGCGCCCGCCATTTTTTTTACTCCATGCCGCGTTAAGTTCTTCCATCGAAATTCCTAACGCAACACCCATTGACAGATATTTGGCTTTAGCCTCAACGATTCCAGATTCGCGTTTCGATGGAGCCAGACTTCCAGGTATTGTCTTCGGAACTCCTCGATCATCGCGTTCCTTGCCGTAGATCCTCCAAATTTGATAGTCTGTCAATTCCGCAATCTGATCCATCGATAACAAATACGGCTGATCCGTGAGGCTGGCGACAACCGCCAGCGCATTGACTACCCGGAGATTTCGTTCTTGTCCCGGATCTCCGCCTTCCGGGTCGAACGGAAAGACTCTGTAAAAATCTGGCCCACAACAGCCGCAATCTCTTCCGAATACTCAGCAACTAAGCGATGGCCTTCGTCAAGACTAATACCCGCCATTAGGTGAACCAAATTAGCAAGGCCATCCGTCGAAGTTAGGAATCCGCGACAATTGACGCCGCCAAACGCAAACGCGCCAGAACTGATCCGGTCCATATACGCGCCGTAGGCTAATTTGAATTCTTCATCGCCCATGTCGTTTTTGTCGCGAAACAATTCTGTTCTCGCGCGACTTTGAACAATACGCTCAATTCCGCTTTTAATCTTTTGAGTCAGCAAGCCAAATTTGTATTCTTTATCGCCAATCACGGCGATAATTGGCGCGGCATTACCGCCTAATGATTGACTCATACTCATATTGAAATAGCCTCTGTGTTAGCGTCATCGCCCAATTTAAAATCACCGATGACCACTAAATCAATCGTACACTCTACCACGCCTTTGACGTTTGTTGTTACCGACATTTTTTCAATTCGAGCCATGACTTGGAAAAAATAATAGAATTCAGGATCAAGGTATAATTTGACCAATAGATCATCGCCAGTGGCAAGACCATAACCATACCCAATGATAGACGATGGATATGGTCCAGATAATGATATGGTGGCTGTTCGCATACCAACGATTGATTTGAACGTCTGCTGATCATAATCAGAAACGTCAATCCGTTCTCCATCGACATTGAGTTTCCATTCCGTCATCGGAAGGAAAACAGTGCCAAAGGAAACGGATGCCGTACAGCCACGGTAAAAAGCCATGGCAATACCTCGTCAATATGATATTGAAGAAAATGAACCGTTGCTTGACGCGGTATAGCTAATTTGAGCTACACCTTTCACGTTAACATCGACTTTGATTGATGAAATGCGTGCCGTTACTGTGATTGATGGCGCGCCACCATCGCTGGAAGCCACCAGAATAAACGCAACAGACGCGCCAACGCTTGCGCCAGCGCTGCCGTCATATGGTCCGGATGCGGTGATTTCCGCGCTAAAAATACCGGGATAATTACTTTGATACCCAACATCGCTAAAATTGGTCGTATCAATGCTTTCACATTTGATATCGATCGACCAATCGGTTAATGGCTGAGTTGCGCCATTAACTGAAACAGAACCAGTCTTGCCAGCGTAAAATGCCATGGGATAACCTCCATCAATAGGTTATTGTGAACGTGCCATTGCTTGACGCGGTATAACTAATTTGAGCAACGCCTTTAACGTTAACATCAATTTTGATAGACGAGATTCGAGCGGCTACCGTGTAAGACGGCGCGCCCGCATCGGTTGACGTGGCCAGCACAAAGTTACCGGACGCGCCAACGCTTGCGCCAGCCGTGCCATCGTATGGGCCAGATGCGGTAATTTCTGCTCCACCAACACCAGCGTAATTTGTTTGATATCCAACATCGCCAAAATTGGTTGTGTCAATATTTTCTGATTTGATATCTATTGACCAATCGGTCAGCGGTTGAGCCGATGCGCCAACAGTAAAAGAACCGGTTTTGCCTGAGAAAAACGCCATGTCACTGACCTCCAATTAGGGCAATTTCGTAAGTACCCGTAACAGCACCATCTAAATTAGTGATCTTAAAATTTTTGTCTGTTGCGCTAACAGTATGCGCCGCGCCATCGCCGATGATGAAAAATCCGCCCGCCTGCACGGTCAATACCGGGCTTGTTCCAGTCAATGGCCACGTCAAAGCGTTACTAGCACCTGGCTCGAACTTCATTCCGGTTGTCGTGGCTTTTAACATGAACGCTATTACTTTTGTCAACGTCAAGGATTGGTTCAGGTAGTCGGTAACGCCTTGCAGATTGATCGTGACGCTAGCGCCGCCCGCAAGCGTGCCCTTGACGGCATAGATGCGATTGTACGTGGTTGTGCTAGGCGCAAGGGTTGCGGTAAGCTTGTCTGGACCTTGCGAAGTCTTGACAAATCCGGAATTGGTCACGGATTGAGTCCAAGATATTTCGCCGACAATCGCAGAAATATCTACACTCATGATGTTCGCGCCTCCAGTTTTCGATATGTGATTGTCATGCCGCAAACGTCATAGTTATTGACGTTTCCGCTGACCGATTCAAACGCTGGTTGCATATCCAATTGCATCCCTAGCACGTCAGAAACTCCGGTCAATGCTGGTTGATACAAAATCTTTTTGATGTTTTCACGGATCGTCAAATGAGCCGCAAGATCTGTTTCAAAAATTCTGTTACCAGCGTCAACATAAGTCACTTGCACAGTGTAATCATAACATACGACGCCGTTAAAAGCTTCCAATCCGATTGTTTCAGTGCCAGGTGAGACGATGATTAATGGCAACGTGTCGGTCTCAATCATGATTGCGCGTTTGCGTAATTTGGTGTTTGCGTACGTTACCGCAATGCGTGTTTTGATAGCGTTAAGAATATCATAAAAGGCACTCATAAACCGACTCCCGCATCGGCCGTAGTTTCAATCTCCCACATATTGCGTTGTACTGATTGTGTGACGTTATTGATTCGATATTTCACGTTAGCTGCATCGGTCAATAACGCGTTTATTTCCGGTGCGGTAGGGCATTCTTGGATCCATATATTCCAGCGTGTGATATTGCCGTAGCTGGTCAATGCGCCAGCGGATCCGATATCGACCAACGCTGGCAATCTCAATACCCGATAAATCGTTGTGGTTGTGGCTGCAAGCGTGGTTAGCGTGACGGTCTCTAGACCATCGACGATTAAATGATCGTTTGCTGGAGACCACGATAACGTCATTACATAACTCTCCAACCAGATGCACTCGATCCGTCAAGCAAGGTATTCAGCCTGCACCGGCTGCAATCCCATAGCGCTCAGGCAATCAGCAAATCCCCAGAGCATGCCCGTCGATTGCCCCGGATTATTGGTGGCATGCAAAATCCCGTCAGGATTGCCGCATCGCCAGTAGTTTATACCAGGAGTGTCATCGAGACCTAGGGACTCAAGGGATTGCCTTATAGACTCGGTCACGACAAACGATGAACCATAATGAGTCGCTGGATCTAATCCATTGGCGGATAGTTTGCAGCCATACCATTCAGGATAAGCCGGGTCTCTCGGTGCGCCATCGTCACACGGAAACGCAATATCCAGCGCAGCGATTGCGCCGGGCATGGCCTGCGCAAGAGCGATGACATGTACTTGATGCTCCCACAATGTTGACATTAATAAACGCTCCACTTTGAATTTAGATAATTACTAATACTGCTAATATTATTGTCAGATACTATTGTATTGTAGTAAATAATTTCGCATAAATCACCGTTCCAATTTTCAGTGGTAGCATTATTGCATGCAATAAATATATCTGTCGCAGTGTGCGCAACTAATGTCACACTGCCTTGCTGTGACGTTAAATTATTCTTTGTAATCGTCACAGTTAAAAGGTTATTTTTAATTTGCGCAATATTAGTAACGCCTGTATCCCAACTAAATGACGAACTAAAATCTCTATTTAATCCGTTAAATGCAATCCTAGAATTGTCATAATGCCACAAACACCTCCGTCTGCCTGTCAATTCTTGCCCAGTAGATACTACCATCATGTGCCTTCCGCCTGATCTTTTAATATTTACGCAAAACAATGTGTATGATCCATCAGCACCGCCAGTGGTTGATTTTAAAAAATCATTAACACCATCAGGTCTTACACCATTTTGCGTGTTCTGGACATTTAATTTTAAAAGTGGTTTTTTTGTTCCGTCAGCTTGTATCGTGTGATTACTGTTGCCGCTTTTATCGCCCCAATACCCAACCGGATCGCCATCCGCCGAGGCTGCCGTAGTGCCGTTGCTATTCTGAAATAGTGTGCTTGCATCGCTGGCATCCAGCCATAGCTGCAAGCCGCCTATGCTTGCAGGAGAAAATGCTGCTGTTGGTGCCGAAGTGCCAACTCCTAACAAAGGTAAACTCATAGAATATCCGCCATAACAATTCCTCCAATTATATGCTAATTATACGCTGATTTCCAAATAACACAAATGACCGGCCACGTTTACCGCGCCGCCTAAGCTTAGGTTGAGAGCTTCGCCGGGCTCCGTCTGAAATAAGCCATACGCTCCGCCGGGAGCCATGATT